GATAGCGGGGCGCTTGCCCACCACCTCCGTGTTCAGGGGAGCCTGCGCACGAATCACGATCTCTGAGATCTCATCATCCGGTTCCCAGTGGAACGTACCCTTCGGCAGCCAGTTGAAGAGGCCTTGAAGGTACTGCACGTACAGGCGCAACGCGTGTACGCCGGGGTCTTCCCCGTGACCGAGAGCGAGCGCAGAGCGCCTGGAGCTCGGAAAGCTCACTGAGTACCCGAACGGGTGGAGAGCTCAGCTTCCATCTGCTTTCGCTTCTGAAGCTTGGCCTCGAGGTAGTCGCGTGTAGCCAGAGAGCCCACGGCACCAGCAGTGCCGATCACAGGTCCACCCAGCATCTCAACCGTCTGGACCAGCTTCCTACGCTGCTCCGGGGTCATGCGAGAAAGCCGCTGACGGACCCCAGGGGAGCGAAGCATCGCCCGAGTGGCCACGCCACCAGCAACCCCGCCGACCAGGGCACCAGCTCCAGTGGCCAGGACAGGGGGGAGGACCGCCCCGAGCAGCGTCGGCTTCTTGTCCGTACTCATTCCGTGACTCCGTACAGTCCGAGGAAGTCTGAAGGAGACCTATCGCTCGCTTCCAGCGTATGCGCGTTTACGAAGTTGCGCTTGGGAACCAGCTGTACCGAGGAGTTCGTGACCTTCAGGGGGATCCGATCTTCGATGGAGCCCCGCTGGATCAGCGCCAGCCGGACCTCCTGGCGCACCGTGGCTCCGCGGAGGGTGGTGCCAGACACCTGCACGACTCGCCAGCGCCGGTTCTGGAAGTCCACGACCAGATCGAGGGGCTTCAGAGCGGGGGACGGATTGGCGCGGAGCTGGGAATGCTGCACGCGTCGGTGGTCTTCCGTGGTGACCTGCTCCGTCTCCTCCCCGGAGTCGATCTGCGCCCAGAAAGAGATCGGGTAGTGGTACCCGCCGCTGAACCCTGTGCCCCAGCAGGTAGGGCATTGGTCATCGATCTTCTTTCCGAGGACATCATCGTAGCAATTCGGGCACCGCTGCCCGAAGCTGCGTCGGGGGAACAACCAGGCGCGCGTACCTGTGAACTCCTCGAACAGGACACGCTCTCTCCGGATCATCTCTTGGGCGAGTAGATCTGGAGTGCCCTCACGGTCGAAGATGACTGAGAAGGCCTCATTCCCACTGGGGACATGACGCGCGCGAACCCTGTAGAACAGCGTACGTGCGTTCGTCGTGATCATCGGAACGGCGCTGTCCCGCACGAAGTACTGATCTACCATCGGTCCGGCGATGGTCAGCCAAGGGCCTCCCTCCGCCTCTGACCGCTGAACGTAGAATTCGTACTGCTGCAGATCTTCATTGGTGGGCTTCACCTCCCAGAACACATCCTGGTAGTCCAGGGAGAAGGAGACCACGCGCTCGTTGACGATCGTGATCACCTGCTGCCACCCCCACCAGGGAGGAAGCGCCGGATGCGCTCCTGCAGTTCGGGGTTGGTCTTGTAGTGCCCCGTTGCCCCACCAGCAGCAGCACCGATCCCGGACTGGCGAAGGGCGGCCTGGATCCGATGCTTGCGGTCGTACTCAGCGAGCGCGAGCTGCTTCCCCATGAGGCGATCTCGGATGCCGGGGGTACCGCCCTGGAGCTCCTGCTTCTTCTGGCGCTCCGCGATCGCAGCAAGAAGCTCTACCTCCCCACGGGACCGTCCGGCAGGACCCACTCCACCAGTGTCGTACAGGGACTTGGCCCCCATGAGGGCCCCGCCGATTCCTGCTCCCAAGGCTTCGGGATGCTGATTGAGGATCTCGGCCACCCGAGCGCCGCCTGTGAAGGCGTCGTCCACGCGTACCGCAGCCTCTTTCCGGCCGTTCATCTCATCCCAGAACTCGACAGCGGCAAGCTGCCGCTGGACGGGGGACTTGGCGTCCTTCCAGAGCTCATCGGGAACGGGGGAAGTGGTGCTGTCGAAAAGCTCTTCAGCCATGGCTGCCTCAGAAGGTGGAGATGTACAGGCTGTTGACGACGAAGTACTCAGAGCTCACACCTGCGCCCGAGAAGGCCAGCTCTACGTTCAAGGACGACTTGATCCGAGTCTTCTTCTGCTCATAGCTGTTCCGGAACATCTGGATCCAGCCCATGAGCATGCTGCCCTTGTCGGACACAGAGACCTGGATTCCGCCATCGGAGTAGTTCATCTGGTTGCGCGTCTGCAGGAGCCCCACGGACTCGAGGATGCGGATGACCGTCGCCTCCCGCAGCAGACTCAGGGACGGGAAGTTGGTCAGGCCGTAGTTGCCGATGAACGGCGGCGTGGAGTTGAAGTCATCCAGCGCGTCCACCACCGCCCACGCGATCATGCGATCACTGGTCTCTTCCCCCGAGATCAATCGGTTCAACTCGGGAAAATCACGAATATAGAGGCGAATCATCGCCACAATCTCGTTCATTCTCTTGCTTGCGGAAGGGATGACGGTGGTGGACTCGAAGGACATCAGCCACGCTCCTCGTAGTCGGCGCCCTGGCGCTTCCACCGGCGCAGCCAGAAGAAGGACTCGGGGCTGGCCTCAGCCCCAGAGAAGAGCGCCCGAGTGAGCGCACGTACCAGGAGCTCACTCGTGCGCTTCTCCCCTGCGGGGACTGCCGGGCTGACCTGGCCGCACAGCATGACCAGGTCGTCCCGGGAGAGGGCCCGCAGGTAGGTCCGACACTCGAGATGAGTCATCGGGGCAGCCACACTTCCTGCACCGCGGGAACGGCGACGGAGCAGGAGGGGGAGCGTACGCCCGATCCACAGTGTCGTACCGTGCAGTGCCCGCACCTTCTTGGTGAGCGCACTGTCCGGAATATCAGATGCCTTTCCGGGGCGAATCACCGTGCCGCCCACTGTGATGGCGCGGGGCAGGCCCTTGGTGTTCTTCCGGTCACTGATGTTGTGCACAATCATGCGGTCGCCTGCAGGATGGCCTCAACGAGCTCGATCTTCCGCAGACCGGCCCCTGACGCGTGACCGGGGAGCCCCGCGAGGATGTCGCGGAGGTCACTGTTCTTCATGCCCTTGAGCTCCACACGAGTGAAGGTGACCTCGGGCTCTTCGGGGGGAGCTTCTTCGGCGGCAGGCTCTTCGGAGGGAGCGACTTCGGGGGCAGGCTCTTCGACGACTTCCGCATCGGGGACCTCGGGAACCGGAATCGGCTCGATGACTTCACGAGGCGCCTCCTTCACAGGAACAGGATCGCTCGGGGGCGCGGCAGCCTCCGGCTCTCCGGGAAGGCTCTCGGGGAGGATCTGGTGGCCCATCACAACCGCGAACGCGTCGACCGACACCTCCCGGAATGGGCGGGGATGGAAGACGCGCAGAACACCGACGCGCATCATCTCGCAGATGAGGTCGAGATCTTCCGTCGTGAGAGCGTCCGACTCAACCTTGCGGCTGCGTCGAGGGGGGAGGTGCTGACCTCCGATCTTGGGGGACACCTGGATCTTGCCGATGTTGGCTCGGCGGAGGTCACGGGTAGCTGCGTCACGAACGACGTTGCGGATGATGAGTTTCACGATCATCTCTCCTGTAAGGACGAGGCCCCGGCCCTTTTGCAAGAACCGGGGCCAACGAGGGTGTAGACCCCTTGCTTCAACGATCAGAAGACGTTGATGCTCGGGAACGTGAGGCCGTCAGCGACCTTGTTGTTCTGCGTACCGATCTCGGACTCGCTGACCGGGATGACCGAGTCGTTGTTCGAGCTGTCCGAGGCGTCACCAGCGTAGAGCTCGAGCTTCACCACCGCAGCGATGTTGCCGAAGCCCATGCCCACATCCATCCAGGCCTGCCAGAAGATCCGGTTGGCCTGCTTGTCGATGTAGAACTTCACGTCGTTGAGCGTGTAGTTCCGACCGAAGAACTCCGGCGCGGTGAAGACGTAGACGTTGCCCTCGCGCAGGATGTCGTTCTTGATCGTGCGGACGATGCGAAGGCCGAGCACCTTGTTGTAGGTGAAGCCGTCCAGGGCCGTCTCGGACTGCAGCTTGTCGCCGTAGTCCTCATGCGTCCACTGGTCGAAGTCGTCGGAGTCGCTCTCGGTCATCAGCATCAGGACGGGGCGCAGGCGCCCAGCCCGGACGATGTTGCCCGACGAGTCGAGCACCTGGCGCTTGAGCAGCTTCTTGATCTGCACGATGTCCGCACGCTGGATGGCGTAGGTCGTGTAGGTCGTGGCGCTGTCGCCCGACTGCTGGGCCAGGATGCCCTTCACCTTCGAGACACTCGCCTCTCCGCCAGTGACGGAGAAGGCGGTAGCACCGGTACCCTCCTCCTGCATGGCGTCGATGCAGGACTCGACGTGGTTCAGGAACTCGCGGTCCTTCACCTCGACCATGTCCTTGAGGCTGTTCTCCTCGATGATCTTGGTGACGGGCATCTCGTACGCCATCAGCTCCTGCTCCACGATCTCGAACTTGAGGCTCGAGATGGTGAAGAAGCCGATCGCGAACCGCTTGCCGTTCACGTACTCCGCGGTCGGCTGACCACGGAAGTTCACGGCCATCGCGCGGGAACCGGGCTCGATGTCGACGATCTTCACCATCGTGTCGTGCTCGGTGCTCCGCTGCAGGTCGCCGCGAACGACACGCTCGTTCGGAACGATCATGTCGGCGAAGCTGGACTCGCGGAGGCGGTCCTTGATGTAGTTGAGGGAAGCGGCAGCCGTCTTCGTGGCGCCCTCGGTCTCGAGGCGCTCGATGAAGCCCGAGTTCACCATCTCTGCAGAGTAATCCATGATGTCCTCCTAAGGACGGTGAGGGATCAGATCCAGCCGGGCTGGAAGAGGATGGTGGCGTCGCTGGTGCCGTGCGCCTGGGTGATGACGCCGGCGAACCAGTTGCCATCTCCTGCGACGGGCGCGCTGCCACCATTGGCGTTGGTCGCAGCCTCGATGACGCTGGACGAGACGAGGGCCTGGACGAGCCGGCCGGAACTGTCCTCGCAGATCATCACGTAGACCTTCTCGCCATCATCGTCCGCGGCACAGTCGATCATCTGCGTGCGGAACTCGAAGCCCGTGGGGCCGATGAGGCAATGCGCCTTCTTGGTGAGCTGGGCGTCGTAGCGGCCCCGCTCCTGGAAGTACATGTGCCCCGGGACGGCGAGCGCGTCGTTCTGAGCGTCGTCCACGAGCGTGACACGGGTTGCCCCAGTGGCCGCCGTGACTGCGCCGGTGGCACCGGCACCGCGGGTGAACTTGCCCGCGCTCATCGACAGCCACTCACCCTCCTGAAGGGGGTTCGTAGCGTCGGGGTCGAAGACGTTCGCACCAGTGGCGTCGACGTAGGTGTTGACCAGGAAGGGCAGGTCCCGGGTGTAGAGGGCCGAGTAGCCAGGGTTGAGCAGCTTCACGAAAGAACCAGCCATCGTGATCTCCTATTGTCAGTCGCCGGAAAGGCAGAAGGAAGTGAAGGGGTCCAGGGCAGAAGTCCCAGGATGGTCAGAGACGGCGGCCAGGTGGACGGAGCCTGCGCTCGCCATCTTGACAGCTTCCTTGACATTCTCGAGATGCGCGTGACCCCGGAGATGCGCGATCTTCTCTTCGAACGTCATGTCCGCGTTCAGGCCCTTCTCTTCCATCTCGCGGGCGAGATCGGAGATCTCCGCGTCGCGGCCGTTGGAGGCGAGCTTGGTGCGCAACTGAAGGTTCTCACCCTCAAGGCTTGCCACCTTCTCGGAGAGGGCACGAATGGTGCGGGCACTCTTCGCAGAGACCGCCGCCAGTTCAGCCTGACTGATTTTCAGCATTGAAGTCCTCGGTGTCAGCGACGAAGGAGTTGATCGAGACGGGCCTGGCGGGCATCCCGCTCAGTCGCCGCACCCGGCGCAGATGCGATCTTTGTACCAGAGTGTAGCGAGGAATCCAATCCCTTGCACACACCGGCCATGGCCTCTTTGACGTGAGGACCGAGCTGGCCCTCCTCGATGAGATCGTACAAGACCGAGTACTCGGCCAGGGAAGCGATCTTCGCCCGCTGACGTGCGAAACCCTGCCGGGTCCTGGTCAGTCCTACGAAATCGGAGAGAGACGTCATCAGACCTGCCCGTCCACAACGCGCTGCAAACGATCCTTGACCGCCGCCACCTTCAGACTCCCGCGACTGTGAGCCTGGGGCCAGATCGCACGAGCCGAGGCATCACTGGTGACGTCTCCGACATTGGCGAACGCCTCGCGGAGACGCTCACGGGTCGGGGCCTTGAGCGCCCGCTTCTTGGCCGCGACGGGCGCGGAGTTCGAGCCCAGGGCACTACGAAGTCGGTCCTTGAGCGGACCCTTGGACTCGGCGCAGTACTCGGCGGGGCCGCCCGCGGCGGCTTCCTTGTTGTTGGCCATCAGGATGTCGTAGAGCGACTGACCCTCGGCCTCCTTGAAGGACTCGAGCAGGGCCTTCTGCCCATCCTTGCCCGCGGGGGAAGCCGAAGACTCCGCCGGGGAGTTCCCGCCGACCAGGCCCTTCGGATTCAGCTTCTTCTTGCCTGCGGCGGGCGCCTGGCCCTGTGTGCCCGACACGGAGGTCGAGCTCTCAGCGGGCCCGCCAGCGGCGGCCTGCTTGTAGTAGTCGCGGACCATCTCGGAGCGGAAACTGCCCACCGCACCATCGCCAGATGCACTGAGGGAGACGAACTCGAGTGCGTTGGCGAGATCGGACGCCTCCTTGAGGAGGCCGTCATCGGCGGAAGCGGTCTTCTGGAGATCGGCAGCAGGGGTGCCGACCCGGGTACGAGCAGCCGCGAGGGCCTCGTCGATCATGCTGCGGTACGCACTCATTTGGGGCCTCGTGGGGTAGTCATGGGAGCGGGAAGGGACAGGGAGCCGGTCTGCCCAGAAGTGGAGAGAGACTGCGACGCTACGACTGACTTGGTGCCGCCAGTCATGGGAGTCTTTCCGGGCCCAGCGAGTTGAAATTTGGCGAGATTCTGCCCGCCTGCGCGGGTGGGGTTCACCAACCCCTTGGGTATGCCGGAGTTGGCCATGCCCGGGACCTTGATCCCGTCTGAGAGGCTATTGGCCGCTTCCTTTAGCAAAAGGCCCTGCTGTAGGAGTTCATCCATGAAGAATCCCCATGCTGGGTCTTTCAAGCTCACGAAAGAGACCTCAACTGATCGTACCAGAAGTAGTAGTCATCCGAAGTGATCTGCTGGCTGGCGAGCTCGTGGAAGAACGCAGCGGTCTTGATGAACGACGCTTCCTTGACTCCCCCTGCGACCGCACGATCATACGCCTCCTTCAGCTCGGCGAACCGCTTGTTGGCCGCGGACTCCGAGAGCCCCTCCCTGATGGCGTGATCGGGGTGGTGCTCCCGGGAGAGCTTGCGGTACTGCTTCTTCATGTCCGCAGGAGATCCAGTGAACTTGAAGGCAGCATCGTCAGCAGCAACCTGCTGGACCTTGGCGGCCTTGGCGGCTGCATCGTTCTTGGCGATGTTGTTCTTTATCCCCTCAACTGCGTCCCCCAGGGACTTGCGACTCTTCGTACCGAGGGCAGCATCCTCCAGGGTTCCGAGGCCCTTTTGGAACCCGAGATTCTTGGTGAGGCCGCGGTACCGGAGTCCGGTGTGGACTCCGGTACCCATGCCTGCTCCTGCCATCCCCCCAAGGATCCCACGACCGACTCGATTGGCTACGGACTGGTTTTTGTCACCAGTGAGGGCGCCGCCAGCTGCTCCAGCAACTGACCCGATTCCTGCACCGATGAGGGTCCTTGGGAGGGGCATCAGTCCACCAGCTCGAAGCCGTGCTCGTCGAGGATGTCGAGCGCGCAGTCGTCGATGAACGACCCGTCGTAGTCGTCGATGCTGCCCAGCTTGGCGAACTCATCCGCCCGCTCGTACGCCATGTCGAAGAGATCGTCGGCGGACGACTTCTTGTCCATCAGCGCCTTACCGCCTGCGGCAGCGGCGATCGCTCCGCCCGCGACCAGGCCGCGCTTCCCGTAGCCCTTGAACCGCTCGGCCCGGAAGACGCCCTTCTGCCGACGGAGCTTCGCAGCAGTGCTACGCGCACCGTCGGAGTACCGAGCTGCCGAACGAGTGCCGCCGCCCCGGTTTCGGCTCGCTCCGATACCTCGGCGCGGGAGGCTGCCCTCGTCGCCCAGGTTCTTGGCTTCGTCCATGAGCTGCTTGCGCTCACGCGCAGTGACATTGAGGGAGGCATCTCCCTTGATCTTCTCACCGGCCCGTGACGCTGCTGCCTGGTGCCCCGTCACCAACTCCTTGAGCTTGCCACCGAGGTTGGACGTCATGCTGGAGCCAATCTGCCGGCGTCCCCCGCTGGCGGGGTCCTGGCCGCGATTCATTGCCCGAACGCGCGGGCCGAGGCCCGTACGGTACTTCTTCTTCTTCTCTCCGGCTTCCTTGTCCATCTCGTCCATGTAGGCACGCGCCATGTGACGACCGAGGATCTCAGCCTCCGCCAGCTTCTCGTACGCCTCGTCCTCGTACGCCTCGTCCTCGTGGGAGGCCTCCTTCTCGTACTCGCCGATCTGCTCGGGGAGGACGTTCTCGACGTAGTGGTTGTAGAGCTCAGCAAGCTCAGCGTCTTCCATCACGTCGAGGTCGATGCCCTCGGCTGCAGCGGTCTTCTCGAACAGGTCGACGATCTCGTCATTCATGGCGGATGCCTCTTTGGAGTGATCGTCCTCGACGGACGAGTGGTTGTGGATGAAGGAAGCGTACAGCTCTTCGACCTGGCTCTCGCCAAGCTCGTCGAGGTTCACGCCTTCAGCGGCGGCGGCCTTCTCGAAGAAGCGGACAGACGCCGCCTTCTCCAGGTCTTCGGCCGTGACGCCCCGTGCCTCAAGCTCCGTAAGGAGGGACATGGGTACTCTCAGGATCAGGTTCGTGTGATTGAGAGGCGTCTTCGGGAGGACGTCCCTCGGCCGGCTGACTCAAGCCTAATGCAAGGCCCGGCCAGTAGGCAACATGTAGCAGAATATTTGAGAGTTCGACGGCATCTTCCGCCGTCTTCACATCACTGCGAAGATCTCTCGAATACCCACCAGGGACACGAATCGCCTGGAGGTCAGGCTTTTTCGTGATGATTCCCAGCCGGTACGCATTGTACAGCCGAGAGATGTGATCCAACCCCGCCCGCTCACGCAGGGGGGAGAAGCTGTCTTCTGTGGGACCTCGGACAAGCCGAATGCGAATCGCCGATGGGGCGAACGACCGTTTCGGAAGAAAATCCGTCAGAAGAGAGATGATCCGAGACATCGCCTCTTGAGGCACGAAAGACGCGGCGTCGAAGGGAGACGCCTGAGACTTCAGCGCACAGGGACGGAACACTTCCCGGTTCTGGTAGAGCTCATCCGCCAAGGCGGGGTTCTTTCGTGAGAGAAGGATCCTCTGGAATTCGTGCGGACGTACCACGATCCCCAATCGCGCCGCGGCGCGTAGGTTGGGGCCCGGAGACTCCGCCATCTGGTCCAGAACCTCTCGTGGGAGCTCCGGGAGACTCTGCTCTTCTTTGCGGAGCAGGCTCATCTGCGCAGCAGTCGGGGCGGGGATCCGCTTGAGCATCTCCGCCCACTTGGGCATCTCCGCGACCTTCGTTACCCCGGAGAGGTTGACCCTCTGGTTGAAGACGTCCTTCAGGTGCGAAAGATGGTGCGGCGGGAGTCCGTACTGGCGCGAGAACGTGTTGACCGCGATCTCCTTCCACATCTCGAACTCAGTCGCAGACATGGTTCCGATCAACAGGCGCTCTTCAGCCAGGCGTTCCTGCATGAAGAAGCGCAGAGCCTCCCGCTCCATCGGGGTCGATGCCGGGATCGAACCCAGGGCACGCGTCAGCTTCTCTTCAATGACGAAATCGGGCATAGGTGCCGCTGCCGGCTCCTCTGCTCCTGCGGTCTTCCGCATGCGGGGCGGGATGAACGGGTAGATCGTCTGGGAGTACCCGTTTGAGCCGAGCACCTGGTCCGTCACATTCGACATGACCTTCGCAGACCGCTCCGCTCCGACGAACACGTAGGAGTCATCGAAAAAGCGAGGGTAGTCGTTGTAGACCCCGCAGATGCGGCCGTCTGGCAGAAGGGTCTTCATCCCATACGGAGCTGGGGCGCCTCGCTGGACGTGCTTGCAGTACTCGAGTGGGGTGCGTGCGTGGTTGTCGCAGATCGAGCAGCGATCGTAGGGCACCTTGGAGCCCATGGATGTGTCAGGAAACTCCCCATTCCGGATCCGATCGTAGAGATCGAGAGCGCCCATTTTGGCGCACATGTCCCTCACGAGCTCCGAGACCAGGATGACCCGCTTCATGCGGTCGTCCCAGAAGGCGCCGAGGATGAAGCCGTACGCCTTATTGGGGTCCTTGTTGACGTGGTGCCGGAAGCGGTGCGCGTTGTAGAACGTGGGGTATCCCCAGGTCAGGGACCCCCAGCGAGGGAGGGCCTCAGTCTGGTTCGCCGCACGACGCCGCGCATCGATGTCCCACACGGGAATGTCCTCGAAGCCGGGAGGCGCTCTCCGCAGTCCAGCTTCGGTGAACCAATCGCCGCGGAGGTTGAACCCCACGTACTCACCGGCCCCCAGGGCGGAGTTCACCAGGTACAGGCGGCCTGGCTGGGCCTCGATGGACTCCAGAAGTTCCAGGACTTCAGGAAGGTGCTCTCCAGACGCAGTCTTGCAGAGACCTCCAGTTTCGGAGGCCCCGTGGGCGGAGCCGGGCTCTACTCGATGGATCAGGGGAGATCCATCACGAGAAGTGCCTCTGAAGAGGGCTTCCTTGTCCATCAGTCCCCGCCGCCAAATCCGGCCATCATCTGCTGCGGAACACGACTCACCGCCTTGCCTGCCTCAGTGGCCGCAGGGTCCGACCCTCGGTTCTGGAGCTGCTGCAGGAGAGCCGGATCGAAGCGCGGAGCACTCGAGGGGTCATCCGGGTCCATGCGGTTGGTCATCACCATGTCGAGGATGGTCCCGGCGATGAGCGGATCCTTCGAGTAGCTCGGATTGGTACTCCGGAGGGTCTTGAAGGCCATCCGAAGGTTCGGGTCGTCCGGGGCACCCAGCTGCGGGTTCACCTTCAGCATCCGGTTGTAGTCCCGGTTGAAGGTCATCGCACTGAGCGTGTTGTCGAGGGCCTGGGGGATCTTGGATCCCGCCCACACTGCCGTGGGAGCTGCCAGCATCAGACCCCCGAGCTGGGCGGTAGACAGTCCGCCCATGGGGGCCCCCGCCTCCTTGTTGAGCGCGTCTGCGAACTTCTCGAGCTCGGCCAGCTCGTCCTGGGAGATCTCACCGCGAGCGTAGGCGGCGTAGGCATCGGCGGGCACAGAGACAGACATCAGGAACCTCGAGTCTGGAGAGCGGAGATCTGGCGGATACTTGCGGTCTTGTCCCCGAAGAGGGTCTCGGAGATCTCCTCGTTGAGGTACTTGCGATCCCGCTGGAGGTCACTCAACGCGATCTCCATGTGAGCGCGCTGCGTCGCCAGGGCAGCCATCTTGTTGAAGCGGGATGGCAACGGATGGTCGGGGTCGATCTCACCCAGGCGCTGCGTCCGGTGGACCTTGAGGCCTGCGGTCTTTTCGACCTTGTCCGCGAAGAACTCCGCGAGCTGGGAAGCGACCTTGGTGGCCTCAGCATGGTTGACGGAGGAGTCCATGCCGGAGAAGCCTGCGTGCAGAACCTCCTCCAGGGAGTGCCCGTCTTTGTAGGTGTTGTACGCCGTCTTCACCAGCGCGTCCCACGCCATGGCGGACGCCGTCTTGCACGCCTCGATCTGCCCCTCGAGGGCACTGGAAGCCTCTCGGAGATTCCGATCGAGATCCTGCACCTGGCGGGCGAGCTTCTTGTTCTCGAACGCCTCATCCTCGCCGCTGGCGGTCTTCATCAGTTCGTCGAAAGCGTTGGCCCGCTGGAACTTGACGCGAGGCTGGGCAGAGGCGATTTTCTCTGTCATAAGAGATCCCGAGGTGGAAGTAGTTCGCGCCTGCGCGGAAGCCACCTTCGCAGCGTTGAGCATCCCTGCCGCGACACAGGGGTCGGGCGGGTCGAAGACGATGTAGCGATCTGCGCTGCCCGCCTGCTTGTGCATCCGCTCGTACGCGTCGTGGTACGTCATCTCACACACACGCCGGACGTGTTCCGCGGTGAGGGTCGCGTCTACCGCACTCGCCTGCTTCACCACGGCTTCGGTGAGCGGAGTTCCGTGCGTGAGGAAATCGGTAGTCGCGTTGCGAGCAAGGCCCTGAAGGTAGCTGCGCGTGATTGTGGGCCCGCTGAACATTCATCATCCGGGGAGAGAATGGGCACTCAGTATACAATGACGATCTCAGAAGCTGCGCGCGTTCTGGGTCGCTCCGAGCGTACTATACGCAACTACATCAACTCGGGCCAGCTGTCGAGCCAGCGGTCTGGGCGGCGCCAGCACCTGGACCCCGAAGAGGTCCATGAGCTCAAGACAGAGGGGATGCTGGAGCGGCCGAAGTTGGCGGAGATCCGAACGCTGCGCGCGAAAGTGCGGCGATTGGAATCCCAGATGGCTGTGGTCCAGCAGATCTTGGATCTACGGAACGCCAAGCTGGGGATGACCCCGGACTACGCCAATGCCGTGATGGGACTGCTCCGAGATCAGGCTGCGCGTCCCCAAGGGTCGTACACCCTGAGAGACCTGGAGAGCTGGGCCGACATCTTCGGTCGCGCAGATGAGGAAGACCTCGCGGTCTTCGAGAGGGCGGGGCATCCGACCGCGTGGGTGGAGCTCCTGCGCCTGAGCAGCCGGATGATCTCCGAGGTCGTGGCGAGGGCGGACTACAAGAACTCCCTCGCTGCGCAGGAAGTCCACAAACTGCTGGCAGACGCGCGCCGCCGGCTGCGAATTTCCTGCTTCGTCTACCGCGAACTCAAGGGGGCGCTGCCTCCGGAGTTTCGAGAAGGCGCGACTGTGAAGGAGGACCTCTTTCACAGAGTAAAATTCGGGGAATAAACGGCCATAACCTCTGTGGCAAAGGAGGTACCTAATGCCCAAAGTGACCCTGACGGCACGGGTGGAGGCCCTTGAGGGCCTCTTCGAGAAAGAGAAGGAGAAGAGTGCGCTCCTCGAGGCGCGGGTTGCCGTGCTGGAGCGGAACGCCCTCCAGATGGCGTCGATGATGGGACCGTTCGAGGTCCTCTTCCTCCCGGGCAAGCCGGCGGGAGACCTCCTGGCGGCCTGCCTGGAGAATCCGGAGAACACGGAGAAGATCATCACCGCGTGGCTCGACAGCATCGTCGACCACGTCGTGGGGATCATGGAGCAGCACACACACGCCCTGGCAGAAAGCCACGGCATCGATCCCCGCCCCCCGAGGACGCTTCACGCGGTCCTCAAGGCGGGATTCATCACCACACAGAAGCAGAAGCGAGGGTAGAAATGGCCAACAACAAGGCAACCACCGAGATGAGTGGGTACGCGAAGTACAACCTGTTCGTCGAAGACGGGCTCGGGGTCGGTCCGAACGGCCGCCGTGCGCTCCACGGAGTCGCCGTCGCCGGTGGAGTCTGGGCCGCCGGCACGTACGGCGGCATCGAGATCATCCAGGAGAACATGATCCCGGCCATCGGGGCCGGGTTCGTGGGAGGGTTCATCGGCACCTTCGCGGCGGATGCGATGCTGCTTGATGACGGACAGAAGGCGCTGATGGCGCTCGAGCGCCTCCGGAAGGCGGAGGCCAACAACCCCGCGATGGCGAAGGCCATCGCGGAGGCGCGGGACATGCGCAGCGCCATGGGCATGGATGATGGGGGCGCCCAGCAGGGGCCCGAGGTGCTCCGGAACCGCGGTGGCGGACGGGGCTGAGAAGACCTGGCGACTGGCGGCCCTTCGGGGCCGTCAGTCATCCAGTTCCCGATCGATCTTAGCACTCGGTACCAGGATGTCCGGACGCGGGTTGTCGATCATGGAGACGATGAAACAGAGCAGCAGGGCGTGGAAGGAGTCATCCGTGGTGTTCGGAGACTTCCGGTACTCCGTCATCCGCGTGCGCTCGTTGTACTCAGAGAAGATCGCCAGCATGTCCGACGCGAAGGGGCTCCGGAACTCCGACCATTTCGGGAATCGGAAGACCGACCGCCGCTTGATGGCGTTGAAGACCGCGCTCATCACCTCAGAGCGGTGAATCAGGAAGCGCCCCTTCGAGGAGTCGTACTTCATGATCGTCTTCGGAGTGGAGTACTGGTACCTGACGACGCGCTGGGATCCGTACGTCCGCAAGAGCTCATCATTCGGCCAGTAGCCTCCACCGTAATCGACCCCCACTCGGTCGATATTGAACGCCTTGAGGAGCTTCTTGATCTTGGTGATCTGCTCCTTCGGCTCCGCCTCCGCACCGCTGAATCTGTGCGAGAAGATGATGCGGAAGAACCCGTCGATGTACGCACCGATCATCAAGATCGTGTACGAGTTGTTGCTGTCCTGCCCCCAGTCGATCCCAGCGTAGACCTTCTTGCCCCGGACCTTGCCCATCGCCTCCTTCAGCTTGTCCGCGGCCATGCTGAATTCGGGGTCGCAGTTCGCCTGGACGTCGCTCTGCGTCAGGGGGCGCTGGCCGGAGTCAAAGCTCTGGCCAAGGACCTCATTGTAGAACTTGCCTCTCGAGTACCCGTTGTACTTCGTTAGAATGTTGCTCCAAGAGATCCAGGGCACCATCAACTGAGGGATGCGGAAGCCCTCGAAGGTGTCGAACTTCGGGTTCGGGTTGCCGGTCCGGATCCACTGAGCCATCGGGTGGTTCGCGTGGATGGGCTCCCCACACCGATCACAGGAGAGGCCTCGAAGGCCGATGTTCTTCTCCCCCAGGATGTTCCAGTGCCACGACCCGGGGTTGTTGGGGAGGCCATGCCTATCACAAGGCACCACCCACTCGTTCTTCGTCGAATACGAGTCCCAGTAGACCTGGATGGGGTTGTCCAGCGACTTGGGGGTGCCGCTGTAGATGAACCACTTGAAGGGGCTGTGGGATGCGGCCTCTTCGATGACCGGGATGTTGTCGAGCAGGAGATCCTGAAACTCGTCCATCGCGATGAGATCGGCGGACAGCCCACGGCACCGGTCAGCGTTGAGGAAGGCGTACCGCAGGGTGAGCTTGCTACGGTTGATCGCCTTCTTCTCGAAGACGTTGTCCGTGAGGTGCGACGGGAACCAGGTCCGTAGATCTGGACACGTATCGATCGACTCCTTCAGCCGCGTCTTCGAGAACTCCTTCGTCTGCGTGCTCGAGGGCGAGACGTAGAGAACCTTGAAGTGGGGGATGAGACACGAGTAGGCCAGCATCTTGTTGCCGAGCGTCGTGCTCTTCTCGACCTGTCTGCCGCACATCAGCAACGTGCGGGGTGCCTGGATGTCGTAGATCTCCCGAAGGTACCCCCGCTCTGCGAACGAGAAGTTCGTGAGGGACCGGGTGTGCGCGTCCGGCATGAGAACCGTGGTCTCGACGAACTCGGAGGGACGCACGGGGATCGGCGCACGGCGTAGATCTGCCGACTTCTGCCTCTCCCTACGCGGCGCCTGGTACTCCCATGGCCCCGAATGGTCTTTGGAAAAACTCATAGAAATCCGGCATAACGCTTTCGGAAGACACTATACACGGAGGATTTTCCCATGAATGATGACTTGAGTGTCCTGGTGGTCGGCGCAGAGGTGCGCGCCATCAGGAATACGGGCGAGCACATGCTCGCCCTCGTAGTGGAGGACCGCAGCGGAAAGCTGCACACGTGCATCCACAGCACGGGAGAGCTGGGCGCCCTGCAGGGCGCCCTCACCGAGAAGGCGCAGGATCCGACGAAGTTCGGGTCCTGCATGGTCGCAGAGTACTACCGCCGCAAGGCGCTGCACCGTCACCACCGGCAGACGGCGGGGGATGAGACCACCGGCATCTGTCGCGGGTGGCGGGTGACCTACCACAAGAAGCACGGGATCCAGCTCTGGGCGGCAGCGGAGATCACCGACAAGTTCGGCTCTTCGGTGGTCCCCGCACTGGTGCAGGAAATCCGGGAGGAGAACATCGAAGGGGTCCTCCAAGATCTCATCGGAGAGGAGATCCCGGAGGATGGCCGCTGGGGGATCCTGGTCCGGGAGCTCATCGGGAACCTGAGCGAGGTGCTCCCCCTGGGGAGCGTCTGGCCGCTCAAGGTGGGCTACCATGGGAAGTATGTCGTCAACGACCAGTCCCCCAGTGAGTCTCCCGATGAGCCTACGCTGGTCGGAGCAGGCGGAAGCCAGCTTCCGGAGATCTCTACTTGGTGACCTCTACTCGTGGGAACTGAAGCCGCAGGTGGACCCCCTTCGCTGGGTGGTCCACCTGCGGCTCAAGCGGTGGATCCGCAAAGAAGAAGTACCTTTTCTTAGGTCCCTCCTCTCGGAATGGTGCGAGGCCAACGACGCGGTCTACCGGAAGTCAACCTGGAAGAAGTGGGACTTCCGGGCGCTGATCTTCATCAAAGGGCTGGGTCCCGTGCAGGACAACAGCCCTTTTGACCTCTTGTAGCGAGACGCTACCGCAGCAGCTTCGCTTCCTTCGTGGCGCCGGGTCCCGCCAGGTAGTGGGCAGCAAGGCCGCCCGCCACGCCGCCAGCAACGGGGGAACCCACCGGCGAGGCCATCAGAAGTCCGCCAATGCCCCCAGCCATCGCACCGACTCCGGCCCCCCGAAGTCTATTTCCCTCGTGGGTAGTCATGGCGCCTGCAGCTCCTCCGGCTGCTGCCCCCAGCGCAGTAGCAGCTCCCAGCCCCGCAAGGATCAGCGCACCCATCTCCGTCACGGCAGTCTTCTCCCACAGCGGATGCTCGGCGAGAATCTTTTCGTACGCGGCAATCTTGTCCATGTCAGGACTCCTGAAGGCATCGATCCACCAGACCCAGGAAGTCTGACGTGTAGTGGTCGTAGCTGAAGAAGGGAGAATCGGTCACGCCCTTCGCACGCAGTCCGTGTGACTGGACCTCGGGGATGTAGTCCGCACTGAACGCCTCGGTGGAGCCGAAGTGGGACTCGACGATCTCTGCGAGGAAGCTGCGGAAGTCCGCGTTCTTGACGTCGAAGAACTGGTAGATCAGGTCCCCGTTCTTGGCCACGATCTCGGCGCGGAAGTGCGTGCCTCGGTACTCGGCACGCGGCGGAGTATCGAGCTTGACTTCGTGCCCTGGCGCTGAACGGTCAGGGTCTTTCATGAAGTCGGGAGTGTGCATCAGGCTGTAACCTTGGTGATGGTGATGGGGAGCTCGACGAACTATCGCCCTACCTCGTGACCCTGCCGCCGGGTCTGCCCGTCCGCCCCTTGAGCGCCTCCACGAGGGCGCGGGTCTGCTCCTCCTCGGGGTCGCCACCTACGGCCTCCAACAGCAGCACGAGGCTCGTGCGGTTGGCGAGGCCCGTGCCCAGGTCGATGTGGGCAATACGAGTGCTTGCGTCGACATGGGCCCCAGCGAGGTTCGCGCCCTCC